TTTAAATAATGGAGGATATTAAAAAAATCGTTGAGGAGGTAAAATCCGACATCAACGCAATGATTGAAAAAGGTGTTGGTAAGGAAATGGAAGGTTTAAACCTTAAAGACCTTATCTCACAAACACAAAATGCAGGTGAGAAGTTAGCTTCTTTAGAGGAGAAAATGGGAACTGTAGAGAAGTCTGTATCTGACTTTATCTTAGACCAAAAATCTCTAGGTGCTCCTGCACAAAGAGAAGATTTCGTAGCTAAGGCTTTCGAAGCAAACGCAGGCAAGTTGAAGTCTTTGATTTCATCTCGTGGTGAGGCAGTAGGAATGAACTTTAAGGCAGTAGGTGATATGAACTTAACTGCTAACATTGGTGCAGGTTGGCCTGCTTCAATTGCAGGTTTGTCTAACACAATCTTAACTGATCCATTCCGTCAAGTACACTTGCGTGATTTGTTACGTTCTTCTACAATTGAGCAGAATGGTGTATTCAAGTTCGCTAAGAAAACTGGTGGCGAAGGTGCTCCTGCAGTTCAAACTGAAGGTTCTTCTAAGGCTCAAGTTGATTACGATTTCACAATCTCTGAAGTAACTCCTAAGACAATCGCTGCTTATAGCAAGATTTCTAAGCAGATGTTATCTCGTTTGACTTGGTTACAATCTTTTGTATCTACTCAAATGGTTAACGATTTGTTAAACGTAGAAGATACTTTATTGTATGACTACGCAGGAACAGGTGCTTTTGCAGGTCTTTACGAGTCAGCTTCAACTTACACTCCATCAGGAACTGTAGTTACTGCTTCTAACCGTTGGGACAAACTTGCTAACGCAATTGCTCAATTGAAAGCTTTACGTTTTTCTCCATCAGCTATCTTGGTTAACCCAATTGATGAGATGGAATTGTTAATCAACAAAGAGTCAGGTGCAGGTTATTCTCACCCATCATTGTTGACAGGACAACGTATTTCAATTGCAGGTGTACCAGTTATCGCAACTGACATCGTAACTGCAAATACATTCCACATCGGTGACTTTAATAAGGCTGCTGAATTGTTATTCGAAGATAATATCATGACTGAATTTGCTTACGAAGATGGTGATAACTTCACTAAGAACTTGGTAACTGTTCGTGTTGAGGAGAGCATTGCATTGCCAATCTACTTTGCTAACGCAATGTTGAAAGGCTCTTTCGCAACGGCTTAATTATTTTTTGGTTTGTTTTGTGATTATTTAAGCCCAGTTCCCATTAGAACACTGGGTTTATTTTTTAAATAAATAAAATTATGGCTAAGGTAAAATGTGTTAAAATATTCTTTGATATGGAAGCTAATATTAGCAGAGTTGTCGGAGAAGAATGGCAAGTAGATAATGATCGTGCTAACCATCTTAATAAATTAGGTTTTGTTGAGATTGAGCAGAAGATTGAAGAATCATTTAAGCCTACTGAAGATAAGAGTATTAAACCTTCTTATAAAAAGAAATAATGACTTACGAGTTAGAACCAGTTAGAACTCATGGAATGGATTTGGTAATCACAAGTGATGCCTTAGCTATTCCTATTACATTGACAGAGGTTAAAGACCATGTTAATGTTGATTTTGCTGATGAAGATAATAAATTAACTGCTTTGTTAGGTTCTGCATTTAGAGAAGTAGAATTGTTTATAGAAAAAGGTTTAAAAACTAAAACTGTTGTTTTATCTTATGTAGAGATTAACGGAACAGTAAGTTTACCTTTTGATCCTATTCAATCTATTACTTCTGTAACTGATTTGAATAATGTAGCAATTACTGATTATACTTTAAGTGGTGACAAGACAAAGTTAAGTGCTTATTCCCTATCAGGAATTAAGATTACCTATGTATGCGGTTACACTACTCTACCTGTTGATTTAAAGAATGCAGTATTAGATATTATTGCTATTGACTTTGACAATAAGGTAGAGGATAAAAGATTAGCTTTAAAAGCAGTTAAAGATAGAATAAGACATTATCGCCCTTTATATGTATAATAAGTTAAATAGAATTAAAGGCACGTTTAAACGCAAACTATCAGGAACTCCTGATGGTGCAGGTGGTTTAGCAGGAGTTACTTATTCGAGTTATACTACGAGTATATACTTTGCTGAAACCAGTTCGTTCTACGGGAACTACGGAGGTATTAGAAATATTGAGAGTGCTAATTTTGGCACAAATCAATCCTTTGAAGGAAAGATGAGATACCGTTCTGCTTTTGTCCCTAGAACAACTGATATTTTAGAAGTTAGAGGTGAGGAGTATGCTTTGTCTAATATTATGGATGCAGACTTCCAAAAAGAATACTTAACATTTAAAGCAGCTAAAAGAAGTGCTTAAACTTAAAGTTTCAGGATTAAAGGTTTTACAAAACAAGGTAAATAGAGCAATTGATAGAGTATCAAATGACATATCTGCAAATGTTGTAAAACAAGCTGATTACATTGAGATGAGATCAAGGTCAAGTGCTCCACTTGCAACAGGTTTCTTAAAAAGTAGCCAATTTAGAAAAACTGAATCTAATAAACCTAAGATTACCATTAAAATTGGATTTAGAGCAAAATATGCTCCTTACCAAGAATTTGGTACTGGTGATAAATTTAAATTAAATGGCGAGTATAGTGAGTTTGCTAATTTAGCTTCTAAGTTTAAAACAGGTAGAAAGCCAAGATTGGCAGTTAAACCAAGAAGATACTTTTTACATCACTACGTTATTTCTCGTAGAGCATTAAGTAGAAGTACAATTACGTTAATGAAAAACTTATTCAGATGATTAATAAAGATAGTGCATACGACTTACGAAAGGCTTATTTTCAAGCACTTAGTGGTATAACTTATGGTGGCCAAGCAGTTGGTGTATATGATGAGATTGTACCTGAAGGAGCAGTATATCCTGTTATCGTTTTGGGTAATCAATTATCTAACGGAGAAAGGTCAAAGGATGGCTTTCAACGTGATTCTTTAATTGAGATTAGTGTTATTCAAAAGTACACTTCTGATGAAGGTGGTAAAAAAGAGGTTAATGATATTGCTAATTTAATTATTGCAAGAATCATTACAAGTAACAATACATGGGGTATAACCCAATATTTGACCAACTGGCAGGTACTCAATTGTGAATATCAAAGTAATTCACTAATATTACAATTGGCTACAGGGTGGCAAGTAGAACAGAATATAATATTTACACAATTGTTAAATCAATTAAATTAAAATAAAATGGCATTAGTTAATGGAACAGACCTACGCATATTTGTAGGAACAAAAAAAATAGCATTTGAAACTTCTTGCGATATTGAACTTTCAACTACAATGATTGAAACTTCAAGCAAAGATAGTGGTGCATGGGAAACTGCAATTCCTGGACGTAAGTCTTGGGGTTTATCAGCTACAATCCAATTGGATTACAATGATGCTGATACTACAGTTTATACTTATGATGAGTTATTGACTGCTTGGTTAAATCAATCAGTATTAACAGTATCTTTCAAGACTGCAGCTTCGGCAGCAACGGTATTGACTGGTACTGCATACGTTGAGTCTAAGCCAGTTCAAGGTGGTGACATGGAGATTGCAACAGTAGATGTAACTTTAAGAGGTACAGGCGAATTAGTTAAGACTACTGCAGCTTAATACTTGCAATTCAGAATTTTTGATTACATTTGGGGTAGGGATTTAATCCTTACCCTTTTTGTTTAACACAAACCAACAAATACAATGCGTACTATCACTTACGAAAACAAAAAAATTAATCTTGATTTTTCATTAGGTTGCATCAATGATGTGTATGTTAAGGAGTTAGGTGGAAACTTTGATGACTTAATTAACATTAGCGAACACGAAAGTAATCCTTCTAAGATGATGGACATTACTCGTGATATGCTACTTAGTGGCCATATATATTGGCTATTTTGTAACGGAGAAGATGAGAAAGCAGAGGAGTTATTAGGTAAGTTAAAGTCATCTAAAATGATTGCAACTAAGTGGCTTATGACTGCTACAATACCTGTTATTGTTGAATGGTTAAGCAAGGATTTAATGCCAAGTGAAATGGATCAACCTTTAGGGCAAGTTAACACAAAAAAAAAGAGGTAATTAAGTGGGGAAGTGTCCTCAAAAGAATTTATAGAACTGGATTAAAGCCATACGAATGGAAAAGAATGACACTAGGTGAATTTCTTGACTATGAATATGGCTTTGAACTTAGAAAGGCAGAGGAGTGGGATGGAATAAGAAATTTAATGTGGGCATCCCTAGCTTCTATGGGTGGCGATAAAGTACCTAAGCCAAAAGACCTAATACCATTGTGGACAGACAAGATAACTAAACGTATAGAAAAAACAAAAGAAAAAGAGTATCTTTCGGATGAAGAAGTTATAAATTGGGTTAATACGATTAAGTAATGGCAGAAACTAATGAGTTTTTTATCAGGGTTGGTGCTGATGTTGAGGATGCAAAAAATAAGCTAAATCAATTAGGTAGCCAACTATCGCAACTTGCGAGCTCTACACAAAAAAGTGGAAATATGATTGGTGGAAGCATGGACAATGCTTCTAAGCAAATATCTTCTGCTTTTCGTGGTATGGGGATAGCCTTAACTACTGCAGGTATTACTGCAGGGTTATTTGCTTTTGTTAAAAGTGCATTATCTACTGCTGCTCAATTAGAACAAACTTCAGTTGCCTTTGAGGTCTTTACGGGATCAGCAGAAACTGCAAGTGAGATGCTTGCACAATTAAAAGACCAAGCATTAAAGTCACCAATGCAATTCTTAGATATAACTAAGGGTGCACAAATACTTCTTCAATATGGTTTAACGGCAGAGCAAGTAGTTCCTATCACTAAAATGTTAGGTGATGTTTCTGCAGGTAATGCTGATAAATTTAATCGTTTAGCCTTAGCATTTGGTCAAGTAAATGCTTCAGGTCGTTTAATGGGTCAAGAGGCTCGGCAAATGATTAACGCAGGCTTTAATCCATTACAAGCTATTTCAGATAAGACTGGTCTTTCGATGGCAGTTCTTACACAAAGAATGCACGATGGGCAAATATCTGTTAAAGAGGTGGGTGATGCTTTTATAGCTGCAACAAGTGAGGGAGGTAGATTCTTTGGAATGGCAGATAAGCAATCTCAAACACTACAAGGTGCTTACAATAAGCTTGCAGAAAGTATTTCTTTTGCAATGGGTGATGTTGGAGATTCTATTGCTAAAGCATTTAATTTAAATGATGTTGCTGAAAGTGCAATTGGTTTTTTTGGTGAAATAAAAGGTGCTTTAAATTCTAATAAAGATGTAGCTGAAACATTAAGATTAGTTATTGAGGGACTTAGAATAACTTTTGGGTTACTTAAAAATGTAATAATATTTCTTGTTAACTCTTTTCAAGACTTATCTAAGGCTTTTATATTTATTCTTAATGATGGTAAACCTGTTATTGATTTCTTTTCTAATTTAATTAAAGGTGCTTATGAATACTTAAAAAGTATCAAATATGTAGGTGCAGCATTAGAATTTTTGATTGGTAAGTTTACTAAGATTGATAATGCTCAACCTAAACTAGAAGCCCCCAAAGTAGAAGAACAACCATTAACTGGATTAAACGCAACTCCTAGTAAAAAAGAAGGAGTCACAAAGAAAGCAGAAAGGATTGAGGTTATACCAGGATTAGATTTCCAAACTAAAGCCTATGGTGAGCATTTAAAGAAACTCATGCAAATGAGTGCTAATGCGGTAACTGAAATAAATAATATTGGCTTAGATGGTAACAAAAAGAAGTTAGCAGATTTACAAGATTCATTCCAAAAGCAACAACGTGAGTTTATGCGTTATGGAATTGATACTACTAATATTACAAGAGCATATCTTTTAAAGGTTGCACAATTATCGGCAGAGGTTGAGGCGGAAAAGCAAAATATGCTACTTAGTTTAATAAAGCCATTGCCTACTGATGCAGATAGATTAAAAAATGTACTTATATCAGATGAAAGGCTTGGTCAATTAAGTGCAAGTTTAGCAACAGAATTAAAACTTATTCAAGATGCTACATTAGCACAACAAAATGCTTGGTTAACAATGTATAATACTGTTAATGCAGCATCTAAATCATTTACTGAATCATTATCAGGTTCATTTGCTGATATGTTTATTTCTATTGGACAAGGAGGAAGTGCAGGGGATGCAATCAAAAGTTTTGGTGCAGGAATATTAGGTGCTTTAGGGGATATGTTTATTAAGATTGGTGTTGGAGTTGTTGCTGCATCTAAGGCAATGCTTGCGGTACAAGCATTTATAACAAGTATGTTTACCCCATTTGGTGTTGCAGCAGGATTAGCAGGAGGTTTGGCAATGATTGCAGTAGGAGGTTTATTGAAAGGTACTGCTAGTGCAATGGGTAAAGCTAAATCTCAAGGTGCACCTACAACAGGTGGGGCAACAATGAGTCAAAGAGCATCAGGTAGTAATTATAGTTATGGTGGTGGTTCATTCCCTACACAAACTATGAGATTATTAGTTGACCTTACAGGATCAATTACTGCGACACAAACTGGATATAGCATAAACAAATCATTCGAAACAACACTTAGAGTTACAGGTAGATAATGGTAGGATACGGAACTATTTATAGATTTGAGTTTGATGCAACTTGTAAACCATTTGCAGAATTACTTACAACTAAATGCAAAGTATTAATCCTCAAAAAGGGATATAATGCTACTATTTATGACATTCCCTATGGACAGGTAACTCCTGTTGAAATTGATTACCCTACTGTTGATGACGATATTTTCTACCCAATTAAGGGTTCATCATTAAGCTTTAAAGTTCTTGGTGGTGTAATCAATATGGATTCACTTATTAGTGAAGATGAAAAAGATTTCTACTTAGAATACTACAGAGATGAAGCTTTATTTTGGAGTGGATTTGTTTCTCCTGAACTATGCGAAGAAGATATATTCTTGCGTTACCCTGCTATTGAGTTTAAAACTATTGATGGCTTAGGTACTTTAAAGACAATGCAATTAAACGATTCTGCGGGACGTAAATTGTTTGGTCGAAGGAGTTTATTAGAAATAGTATTATCTGCCTTTAGAGGGGTAGGATTTGGCTATAAAACTAACATATTAGCTAATGTTTGGGCTAATGGTTTTGATAAGTTAGTTAACCCGCTTGTCCAAGCTATTACTTATGTTAATGTTTATAGAGATAAGAATGGAATTCAGTTGTCAACAATAGATATCATAAAGTCTATCTGTTATTTATTTAATGCAGTTCTTTATCAAAATAGAGGGCAATGGTGGTTTGTTAAGATTAAGGATTTGGCTTTTGCTCTTAACGCAACTCAAGTTTATGATGACAATGGTATTGTAGCATCTCCTGCTACAGGTTTAGTTAAAACTCTTGTGCATGGAACTGACTTCTTAATTATAGCAGAGCCTAAAAGAAAGATTAGAAGATTCTATAAAGAGGTTGCATTAGATTACCAATTTTACAAGTCTTACAAGAATTTAGATATTAACTTCTCATGCTATAATATTTTTAATACAACTCCTAGATTATTAGAGGCTGACTTTACAGATAACTTAATTGCATTTAATGTTGTAAGAACTGGTAATGAAGCTACTTATGAATTTTATACTAAAGTGGGCGGTGTTAAGACTGAATCTTATTACGATCCACGATTAGACAATTATGGCATTATTGTTTATAGTGATGCAGGTGCTAATACTGACTATGTAGAATATTCTTATGGTGCATTAATACCAACTGACAAGTTTTCATTTAGTTCTAGTAGTATTACGGGTAATCAAAAAGTAGAGATACTTATAGAAACAAATACTGTTAGTCATTACTACGATATATTTGCTGAAACATGGAGTACAACAAGAACTTATAACACAGGAGGTTATTACCCAACATTGTTTGTTACGGACTTAAATCCTCCTGCTACAGGTATATTAAAGATTAGATTACACTCTGCATTAGAACTTGAGGATTATGGCGAGTTCTTTCTTTTCTATGATTACATAACTGCTTACAATGATTTGATTGTTAACATTATTGAAACAACTAAATCTAATCAAGTAACAACAATTACTAATATTAAGAACACTTCTATTGTTCCCGAAATGGTTACAGTATATAATGGTGATTCTAAACAGATACCTCCATTACAAGGAAGTAATATTGAAGATATATCTAATCTACTTACTAGCATTAATACTAAGACTAAGGAGTGGTATGAGAGGTCTGAAGAAGATGTTTATGAGTTGCAAGAGTTATCTGCTCGTAATATTCTTAATCAATATTCTGACTATAGAAACATCTTTACAGGTACATTGATTGGTAAGGGATTAGAGTTTGGAAGTATTTATACTTTCCCTATGCAAGGTGCTTTAGCAGATAAGAAGTTCTTCCCATTATCAATGAAGATGAATGAGAGGGATAATACTGCTGAAGTAGTGTTAATGGAACTTACTTCCAACGAGATAACTGGAACAGAAAATCAAGTTATCTACGATACTGAAGGAAACATCATTTATCAAACTA